ACTGCTAACGCTACGGTAAAAGCTGGTGAGATCATCACGATTGCAACCCGCAACCGTCTGAACCTGTCTACCCGCCGTCCGATCCTGGATGCCACTGGCGCGACTGTGATTTTCAGCGGTGTAGTAACTGCTGACGTTACTCTGGGTGCAAGCGGTGACGGTACGCTGGTTGTCTCCGGCGCTGCCATCTACGAAGCTAACGGCCAGTACAACACTGTTGCCTCGGCTCCGGTAAGTGGTGACGTTGTAACCCTGCTCGGTTCTGCAAGTACCCTGTACCAGCCCGCGATGTTCTACCATAAGCAGGCATTCGGTCTGGGCACTGTGAAGCTGCCGAAGCTGTACGAAGGTGACACCATTGCAACTACCGAAGACGGTATGAGCATCCGTGTGACTAAATACTCCGATGGTGACGCCAACAAGCAGAAAATTCGTTTCGACCTTCTGCCTGCCTACGCGACCTTCAATCCATTTTTCGCCGGACAAGGGTTCGGAGTTTAGTAACAAAATCAATAGGTTACGATACTATTGATTAAATTGGTATGATGTAAATGCGCCGGGGACTAATTACCCCCTTGAGTCTAGCTCTCCCAACTAGGCGAAGGTGCGTTAACTTTCTGGGAGTCGTCGGGAGGCGATATGAAATATTCAGAATTTGCAGAAAACTTCAGCTACGATAAGGCCACAGGAATTATCACAAGGCTGAAGGCTCCATGTAACAGCGTAAAAGTAGGACAGCAAGCTGGGTGCAATTTGCTTCGCAATGGGATTCTATACAGAGTAATTGAGTTTAATGGCTCACAGTACGCTGTCCATCGGCTTGCTTTCCTTGCCATGACGGGCGAGATGCCGGACGGAGACATAGATCACATAGACGGTGATGGACTAGATAATCAGTGGTCAAATTTGCGGATCGTCAGCCACAAGCAAAACATGATGAACAAGCAGATTTATAAGACCAACCGCAGTGGATGCCCCGGAGTTAGCTGGACAAATACTTGGCAGAAATGGGTGGCACGCATTAACAACAAGGACGGGAAGCGGATTAGCTTGGGTTATTATCAACGCCTCGAAGATGCAGTAGCGGCGAGAAGGCAGGCCGAAAAGGAACACGGCTATCATGCCAATCACGGGAGGATGCATGGAAACATGGGTTAAACCAAACGGCGTTGAAATGACCATCAACCCCGAAAACATTGAGTTAGCAAAATCGCTCGGCTGGGTGCCGAAAGATCAAGTACCCATCGTTGAGGAAGTGGTAGAATTACCGAAGCGCAGGGGCAGACCGCCCAAGATCAAAGAGGTGTGACATGAAGGGTTTGTACGCAAACATTCACGCAAAGCGGAAGCGGATTGAAGAAGGTTCCGGTGAGAAGATGCGCAAGCCCGGCACCAAAGGCGCACCTACTGCTAAGTCCTTCAAGAAAGCCGAGAAGACTGCAAAGAAGCCGAGGTTTGAGTAATGGCTACGGTTGCACAGGTTGCGAAGGCATCTCTCCAACGGATTCTGGTACAGGCGTCTGAAGCTCCTCTGGAAGCAGACGAGTATCAGGATTTCATCTTCGCAATGAACAACTATATGCTCGCGCTGGATGCGTCTGGTGTGCATTTGGGATACACACAAGTATCTAACCTTGGTGATCTGGTTACAGTCCCTGTCGGCGCTCTTCGTGGAATGATTGCGAATCTCGCTATCGAGGTGGCTCCCGATTACGGCGGGGTAGTAACTGATGCACTTGTCCTACAGGCCAGAGAAGGTCTGCAAGCGATGAGGATGCTCGGTCAGACTATCGGTGCAACCCGCAATCCTTCTACGCTTCCCATTGGTTCTGGCAACACAGATACTGGCTACGGCTGGACTTGGAACTTCTATCCTGACAGCGAAGAGTCTATTCTCGCTGAAACGATTGGCTCGATATCTCTGGAGAATCAGACCAATGTATGACCGGGCGTATGGTGTAAAGCAATCTGACTTCACCCAGCAGACTTCGATAATCTCAGGATCATTTCTGGGGTTCTTTGCGAATGGCTACAACTACAAGATTAGTTACGACAACTTCCTTGGTGGCCTAGGTGTAACGGGTTCCATTGCTCAGGATGGCGCTGTTACCGGTACTCCGGTTCTGGACATTCAGGGTACTGTTAACTTGATCCGAAACATTGAAGACGGATCGGGCATTGTTACTAACGTCTCCGCCGAAAACGGCATCACGATAGCCCACAACTTCACTGTCAACACCGCCGGCGCACCGTTGATGCAGGACATTGCTGCGGCGAGTCCTATGTTCGTTTCATTGGTAGGTGGTACTGGTATTTCATGTACTACGGTGGGTGACACGATTGAGATTGCCTCCACTGATGCTGCTTCGTATGCCTCTGTCTCGATGGCTGGAAACTCTACTGCTACAGTGATTGCATCCACGGCAACCCCGGTGAAAGTAGCAGGTACGTTTGTGGTGGGTGATGTATCTACAGGCTGGACGGCTGCAACCAATGGCCGGATTACGTTCACAGGGCAGGCCAGTAGACATATTGTTAACGCTCTTGCGACTCTGGATGTGGTGTCGGGTACTAACCACAAAATCTCACTGTTCATCGCTAAGAACGGTACGGTGATTTCCACGAAGATGACCGACACGATTTCTTCTGGTGGCCCAAGAGCGATTGCGACTTTCGTGAATCTAATCCTGAACCAGAACGATTACCTTGAGATATTTGTCAGAAACGAATCCACAACGGATGGTGTTATTGCTGTCAACGCAGTCTTGAGCGCACTCTAATGCCGATAGTCACTCTCCCCATCACTAACGGGTTCTATGTAAGTAACTCCCTGCCCATCTCGGCGCAAGAGTGTACTAACTGGTATACCGTGGTTGAGAGTGCTCCTTCATTGGCTCCAGAAACGCTCAGGGGAACGCCGGGGATCGAACAGGTAGAAACATCAGGGACTATCTTGCAAGCGAACAGGGGCGCTCACACGATGGCTGGTGTGGCCTACTTTGTGAACGGAACTAAACTTTACCAATTAGACCAGACCCAAGTTATTCCGACCGAGGTTTATGATCTGGTAGAACTGGGTACTGTGGCAGGTACTGCACGTTGTTCTATGGCCGATAACGGCACCCAAATGCTGGTACTTGTCCCCGGTGGTAATGGGTACATCTACAACCATGTAACAGATACCTTTGCACAGATCACAGATTTGGACTTTACTGCTAACGGCAATCCGCAGTTTGTAGTGTTCATTGATGGCTACTTTGTCGTTACGACTGATACGAAGAAGTTGTGGGCTATCGTGATGCCGTTTTCGGGGGAGACGTTAGTAACAATACCCGATCCGTCTTCAATGTTTCGGATCAAGTTAACAGTACCCTGAATGTCGAGAACCGGAGTACCAGTCGATGCACCATCCTGAGCAATGGAACCCGTTACACCGAGTCCACCGAGGAAATTGTCGTAGCTAATCTTGTAGTTGTAGCCATTCGCAAAGAACCCCAGAAACGAGCCTGAGATTATGCTTGTCTGCTGGGTGAAGTCAGATTGCTTTACGCCATACGCCCGATCAACCATTTGTCTGATTCTCCAATGCAATCGAGCCAATCGTTTCAGCCAAGATAGACTCTTCGCTGTCAGGATAGAAATTCCAAGTCCAGCCGTAGCCAGTATCTGTGTTGCCAGAACCAATGGGAAGCGTAGAAGGATTGCGAGTTGCGCCGATCGTCTGACCGAGCATCCTCATCGCTTGCAGACCTTCTCTGGCCTGTAGGACAAGTGCGTCAGTTACTACCCCGCCGTAATCGGGAGCCACTTCAATAGCGAGATTCGCAATCATTCCACGAAGAGCGCCAACAGGGACTGTAACCAGATCACCAAGGTTAGATACTTGCGTGTATCCCAAATGCACACCTGACGCATCCAGCGCGAGCATATAGTTGTTCATTGCGAAGATGAAATCCTGATACTCGTCTGCCTCCAGAGGAGCCTCAGACGCTTGTACCAGAATTCGTTGGAGCGATGCCTTCGCAACCTGTGCAACCGTAGCCATTTCAAGCCTCTTTGATTTTGGGCGGCCTGCCCCTGCGCTTCGGTAATTCTACCACTTCCTCGACAATGGGTACTTGATCTTTCGGCACCCAGCCGAGTGATTTTGCTAACTCAATGTTTTCGGGGTTGATGGTCATTTCAACGCCACTGGGCTTTACCCAAATCTGTGTCACCACTTAGTTTTATGACTCCAGTACCGAGCAGAAAGTTTGTCAGGGGAGGAATCCTGCGCATTATGCCTTGCATAGTAGGAAGCGCGTCTGGCCTTCTCGCCTGCGGTTTTCGGTGCCTTGCCAGCTCCCACAACACCCTGCTGACCGAATCGAATTGTTTTGATTTCATCCCCAGACTTGGCGACAACAACGTGGGATTTAGTTGGATGGTTAGGGGTCTTCTTGGGTTTGTTAAAACCTGATACACCAGCCCTAGCCAGTCGCGGGTCTTTCGCCTTTGCCATGATTACCTCAAAGGAAAAGGGGAGAGCTTGCGCCCTCCCCCTTGTTCATTACACGCCGAACCCTTGTCCAGCGAAAAATGGATTGAAGGTGGCGTAGGCAGGCAGAAGGTCGAAACGAATTTTCTGCTTGTTGGCGTCACCATCGGAGTATTTCGTAACACGGATGCTCATACCGTCTTCGGTAGTTGCAATGGTGTCACCTTCGTACAGCTTCGGCAGCTTCACAGTGCCAAGACCGAAAGCCTGCTTATGGTAGAACATCGCGGGCTGGTACAGGGTGTTAGCAGAACCGAGCAGGGTTACAACGTCACCACTCACCGGAGCCGAGGCAACAGTGTTGTACTGGCCGTTAGCTTCGTAGATAGCAGCGCCGGACACTACCAGAGTACCTTCACCGCTTGCACCCAGAGTAACGTCAGCAGTTACTACACCACTGAAGATTACAGTCGCGCCAGTGGCATCCAGAATCGGACGACGGGTAGACAGGTTCAGACGGTTGCGGGTTGCAATCGTGATGATCTCACCAGCTTTTACCGTAGCGTTAGCAGA